AAGTGTTGTACTTCCACTTCCTCCACCGCCTATCGTGAACGTCTTTGTCGGATTCACAAGTGAATAGTCCAGGGTTACGCTTACCGGCATTGTTGTAGAAACGCCTGCGCCAAACGCACTGTTTACGGAACTATCCGTATTTGATTTCAGTGCATCTACCGCACTGTTAATCTGTGCCATATCAGCATTTGTAATAGCACTGCTGATTCCACTTCCAACAGCCGCACCTACACCGGAGTAATCCGCAGCCTGGAAAGCTGTTGCCGCATCGGTTCCAGATTTCGTTCCAAGCTCCGCAAATGCTGTTGAGAATGCTGACGTATCAGTATTCAAAATCGAATCACTCATTTTCGTGCTTAATGTTGTGCCAATACTAGAAAAATCTGCGCTCTCGAAAGAGCTGTTCATCGCTTCTTTGTATTGCTCTACTATGGATTCGTATGCCTCATTGGAAATTGGACCGTACTCTGCCATGACTTCCTCCATCGTTGGGATGGATTCTTTCAGACTTTGCACGATTTCCTCTTTAGCTGTCGGTGCCATATTTTCTGCTGTTGCCACCAACTCCTGATAGATATTTTCAAAAGCTGATGTGTCTATTGTCATATCATCAAGTCCAAGCCATCCCATCATATCCTCCTGGGTCCAGCTTGATATATCCGGTTTTTCTGATAATGCAGTCTGTAAAGCAGCGTTCAATTTTTCAGAAACGCTACCCTCCATATCCGGCATAATACCGGCAAGCTCATCATTCCAAGCCTCTGCTATCGTATCCAGATTGAAACTTGATACTCTCACCTCCATATCGTTGATGTTTGCGTAATATCCATCGGTAGCCTGCTGTACAGCCGCATCGTACTGCTCCTGCGTGATAGCTCCCTCGGATAACTGCAAATTAAGGTTTGTGAGGGTTACTGTAAGCGCATTATCATAAGTTTCTTTGAAAGAACTTACCTGTGCCTGCAACTCCTCCTGCAACTGATTGAATGAATCAATATCAAGACTTGCACCATTTCCGTACTTGATTTTCAAGGTCTGGAACGATGCATCCTCCTGCGCTTTTGATACTTTCTCTGTAATTTCTGTAATCTGTTCTTGCAGATTTGTGATTTCTTTCGATTCATCCAGCGTGATAACTCCATCTTCCAGAGCAATGTTCACTGTATCACTCAATTTTCCCGATAGTTCTTCTATCTGGGATTTCATGTTGTTATACATACTGTCAAGCCCCTCTGTGCTGCCCTCGCCGTTTGTAAGCAATTCTAGGGCAACTGTAGCCTCGTAATGGCTGTTTTCGATGTAGTCCTGCGCCGACTTCACAAAATTATCAATGGATGTTTTGTAATCATCCACATCCGTTTCGGATAACTGCATACCCAGACCAACTTTCCAGTTTTCCTTTTTCATCGTGGAAACAGAACTCTCCAAAGATGATAAGGATTCTTTTGCGCTCTCCGTTGCCTCATTGAACTTTGTAATTCCATCGCCCATATCAGCAAACGTGATTTTGTTCGCAAGGTCTTTAATTTCACTAAGCGATAACTTTATGTTACCGAAAGCCTCTTTTCCGACCTTTGCAACATCCTCCTGGATGTATGATGCAAGCTGTTCTGCGGTTACGGAACTGTCATTCATTGCATCGTTCAAATCATCATTCGCAAATCTTACTTTGTCGATTGATAATCCAGTGGCATCGAATACCTTTTGAGCTTTTTCAGCTTCTTTCTGCATCTCCTCCACATTGTCCTGATACTCTTTCTTGACCTTGTTTCCCTTTATCCAACCTGCAATGCCTCCAACTCCTGCGCCTACCAAGGCACCTACCGCAGTACCAAGACCAGGAATAATGCTACCGATTGCCGCGCCTGCGGCTGCTCCGGCTGCAACTCCCCCTGCTTTCCATGCGGCGGATTCTCCATAAGCTGACTTTTCGGCTTTATCATCGGATTTCAATGCTTTGTACGCATCAATTCCTGCACTTACAAGTGTTGCTCCTGCGGCTACCCCTCCGGCTGTACCGGCTGTTCCTGCCGCAATCAATCCTGCACCGGTAGTGGCTCCAGAACCGAGTGTGTTTCCAATCATACCCATCGTTACGCCAAGTCCTTTTAGACCGGTTCCCTTTGCGGCTGAACC